AAAGTTGAGTTTGGGTGATTGGAGTCACACAACCGGCACAATTAGTCCTAATACATCATCCGCATATACCTATACTGGCTACACATTGCCTTTAACTGTTGCAAACCAATTACCAAAGGCTACAAGCGGCACAATGACCGCTACATTATACACATATAACGGTAGTTCTCAAATTGGCTCTGCTGCATCAAAGACATTTACTGTAACTGTACCATCTACAATTATTCCTACGGTTAATTCACTAACTGTCACGATTGATAATAGTGCAAATTCCGTTGTGGCGGGATGGGGATTATATGTTGCTGGTTATTCAAAAGCAAAGATTGCTGCAACCGCCTCCGGTGCTTATAGTTCTACAATTAGTAGTTTTACAGTAAGTGGCGGTTATAGTACAACTCAAACAAGTACAAGCCTTAATTATACCGGCGGTGCATTTACATCATCTGGTAGTAAGACATTTACTGTTGTTGCAAAAGATAGCCGTGGTAGGTCATCCGCTGCAAAGACATCTGATGCTATTACAGTTTACGCCTATTCTAAACCAAAGGTATCAGCCTTCAGCGTAAAGCGTAGTGATAGCGATGCAAAAAAGATGGTTGTAAATGCTAACTGGACTTTTGCAAGCGTTAATAGCAAAAATTCAGCAACAGGCGTTTTGTATTATAAAAAGTCATCGGCTACAAATTGGACTACATATGGAGCAATCACCAAAAATGCGGATGTGACCTTAACAAATGAGTTTGAGGAAACATCAAGTTACAATTTTAAAGTGGTGGTTACTGATGCTTTATCAGAATCAGCGCAGGAAGAAACTTTTGTATCAACTATTTCCGTTTTGCTTGATTTCCGTGCTGGAGGTAAGGGTTTGGGCGTTGGTAAGATTGCCGAAACTGACAAAATGGAAGTTGCACTTGATGCACTGTTTTTAGGTGAAATCTATATTAAGTCTGGCAATGATACAGTAACATTAGCCGATTATATAAAATCTCTGGTATAAAGGCGGTGAGACTATGGACAATAAAACTTTACTGGAAAAAATGATTGCTGAACATTACAAATATAAAAATACATTTGCATCTATGAAGCGATACTATGACGGCGAACACGATATTAAAAGAAACTATATTAAGTTTAAAAAGAGGGCAAATAAAATCACTATTGATAATTTTGTAAATAAGTTTATCAATGAAGAAGTTCAATACAGTTTGGGTAATCCTCTTTCTTACGTCTCATTATCCAATAATAAAGATGCTGTTGAAGCAATCTATAATCATACTTTCCATTGGAAAGAAAATCACAATCAAGAGTTGATGAAAACCCTTGAAATTTTTGGTACTGCATACATTCTTAATTATATTGATACTGATGAAAGATTTAGTGAAAAGATTCTAAACCCTTTAAATGCAATCTGTTATTGCGATGATGACGGTAAACCATACCGATTTATTCATTTCTATAAAAAGCCGTTTGACGATTCAAATTATAGGGATGTTTATTATCCTGAAGGCAAGATTGAAATTTATAAGGGCGATACTCTGATTGAAACAAAACCCAATTTAAAGATGGGTAAGGGTATTCCCGTTTCTGTCTGCCAAATGGATGACATTAAAGATACAATCTATTTTAAAATTAAGAGTTTGCAGGACTCTTACAACAATGTACTATCAGACCAAGTAAATACTATTTCTGATTTCCGTACTGCTTATTTCGTTTTAACCGGCGTTGATGCTGAAAATATTAAAATGGAAGATTTAGACGAACACGGAATGTTAGTGTTGCCGGATGGTGCAACGGCTAATTGGTTGACAAAGAATTTACCAGATACATACATTCAAAATATGATTAAAACATTGCGTGAGGCTATGTATGCAAACACTAATCATATTGATGGTAATGAAAAGTTGCAGAGCAATACAAGCGGTACAGCGTTAAGAAATCGTTTAGTATTTTTGGAGCAAAGATGTAATTTAATGGTTGATATTGTGCTTGATGCAGTCTATGAACGAATTGAAAGACTGTTTAAATATCTTGCCATTCAAAAAATAAATACTTTTGATATTAAGGATATTAAGATTGTTGCTAAACCTTGCATCCCGCAGGATGAAGCAAGCGTTGTTACAATGCTCAATACTTTGGGTATTGGTACAAATGTAAGCCTTGAAACCGCATTATCACAACTTTCATTTATTGAGAATCCATCACAAGAGATTGAGAAAATCAAGAATGAAAAAATTGCAAATGCCGAAACTGAAGGTAATGCAATGAATGCAGCAAAGCGAATCAATCTTGATGTAATCAATGATTTGGGTGATGACAATGAATGATTTTGTCAAAATCCGTGATGATGCAGATAAAGAGGTTTTAAAGAAGTTAAAGAAACTTTTGAAAAAATACAAGGTTAAACAAGATGCCGTTAATGAGCATATCGCCGCTATCATTATTGAAAATCTTAATGATGAAGGGTTAATTATTCTGTCACCGGAAATGCAGTTTGCTTTGCAAAATTCCGTTTCTGTTGAGTTGCAGGAATTAGCCATTGAAGAACAAGAATTTTTGAAAAAGTTGATGGATGATTGCTATACATCCGCAGCGGTTAAGACTGCAAGCGTTTTAGGCTTAAAAGGCAGTTATGACCTTGTAAGGCAAGAAATGATTGATAGAGCAATCAATACAATCATTGATGGTAAAAATTTTTCGTCAAGGGTATGGGACAATACAAATGACCTTGCAAACCGAATCTATAATGATGTGCTTGAATGTGTAAGGACTGGCAAAAGACCAAACGCAATAGCAAAGAAAATTAAAGATGATTTCGGCTCATCCGCATATCAGGCGAAAAGACTTGTGCAAACGGAACTTGCAAGAGTTGTAAACGATGCACAATTAGATATTTATAAAACATCGGGTGTTGTCAGAAAAGTAATGTGGACTGCAACACTTGAATCAAATACTTGTGATTATTGCGCTGATATGGACGGTAAATATTTTGAAATTGATGATGCTCCGAAAATTCCGGCTCATCCAAATTGCCGTTGCTGTTATGTGCCGGTGGTTGATGGCTGGAAGGCTAAAACAAGGGCAGATAACGAAACCAAAACAGAGGTTAAATATCAGACCTACGACGAATGGCGCAATAGCCAAAAGAAAACATAATACTTGTTTAATATGCTCTCTGGCTTTATTGCTGGAGGGCATTTTATATATATTTATTTATCAAAATATTGCACTGTATGGATTTTCCGATACATACAGGGCAGAAATGGAGATTAAAAACTATGACATTTAATGAAATTTTAGAAGCCCTTAAAGAATTTGAGGGTACGGAAGATTTTGAAAATTATATCGGCGGTCACGTTACAGCCGATAGAGTAAGCAAATTTCTTGAAACCGAAGATGGCAAAAAGTTTATCCAGCCTACGTTAGATAAGTACCATAGCAAGGGACTTGAAACGTGGAAGAAGGGCAATGAGTTTAAATCTTTGGTTGATGCAAAGATTAAGGAACTTTACCCCGAAGCAGACCCCAAGGATAAGAGAGTTGCCGAATTAGAAGCACAGATTGCAAAGATGCAAGCCGAAAATGTCAGAAAGGATTTGACAAACAAGGCTTTGACTTTTGCAAATGAAAAGGGTTTACCGGTTGAATTGGTTGATTTCTTTGTTGGTGCTGATGAAGCAAGCACAAATAAGAATATGGCTACTTTTGAAAAGATTTATAACGGTGCTGTTTCAAAGGGCATTCAGGACGGTTTGAAGGGCAATAATTACACTCCCCCTAATGGTTCTGATGATGGCATTGCTGATGGCGTTGCTGCCGCATTTGCTAAACTCAATCCCGGTATCAAACTGACTTAAAACAAAATTATAAAACTACAAAATTTACTATATAAAGGAGACTTTAAATTATGGAACTTTCTGCAAGATATTCTAATCTTATTGATGAAAAGTTGAAGATTGCTCTCGTTTTGAGAGATGGTGTTATTTTTAATAATCGTTATGAGGGTGAGGCAAAGGCTGGTGCTGTTAAGGTGCGTAAGTCTGGTGCTGCTACCGTTCAGGATTATGACAGAGCAAACGGCGTTACTCCTACTTCTGGTGCAAGTGAGTACATCACTATTACCATTGATAAGGATAAGGCGGTTAATGAAATCTTTGATGGTTTTGATGCTGCCGCTGTAACTGATGATATGGTTGCTGACCGTCTCGATGCCGCTGGTTATGCTATGGCTCTTACTCTTGATAGTGATGGTGCTGTTGCTCTTGTGGCTGAAGGTACTGCTATGGATGATACTGCCGCTATGACAAAGAATACTGTTTACGGCGTTATTGTTGATGCTCGTACTACTCTTTCAAAGATTGGTGTACCTACTACCGGTCGTTATCTGATTGTTTCTCCCGAAACTTATGCTTTGATTCTTAAATCCGCTGAATTTATCCCCGCTTCCCAGTTGGGTGATGCTGTAAAGCAGACCGGCGCTGTTGGTGCTATCCTCGGCTTTAATATTTATGAGTCTGCTAATTTGGGTGAAGGCGTTGAGTTTGTCGCTGGTCATCCTAATTATGCTACCCGTGTAAATGAATGGGCTGTTGACGTGCATCCGCAGGATTTGTCCGGCTCTGGTAATTACATCGGTGCTTGTGCCGTTCAGGGTCGTAAGGTGTATGCTCACAAGGTTACAAAGCCTGAATGCATCCTTGTTAAGAAGGCTAATGCCTAATTATTAAAATTTAATACTTATGGGGGATGGTAAATAACTTACTATCCCCCAATTTTGATATTTTAGGAGGATTGCAATGATTGAGACTTTGAAAGAAAAGTATGCAAAAGAATTAGCCTATTTGCAATCTCTGTTTGCTGATTTGGGCGTTGATACATTAAAAGAATCAATCTTGATAGATGCGGTTAATCGTGCTTATGTTGCAATCCGTAACTATTTAAGACTTGATGAAAATGAAGATGTAACCATTTATTTTGATGCTGCCGTTGCTCTTGCAAAAGCCTACTATAACAATTCTATTATTGAATTGAATAAGGCAACCGGCAAAAGAACGGTAACACAGAAATCACAAGGCAGTAGAAGTATCACATATGGTACGGCTACAACCGAAATTGATAATTATGGTTTAACTACTGATGTAAAGGCTCTGTTACCATTGCCCCGAATCAAATTTTATTGTTGATTTA